ACCATTTAGCATGGCGCTTTCACCATTGTCAATACATTTTTCTTGACATTTCCCCTTGCCCCGTTATAATCGCCTGCCTGTGCCGGAGTGGTGAAACTGGTAGACGCAGGGGACTCAAAATCCCCCTATCCTTGCGGTAGTGTGGGTTCGATTCCCACCTCCGGCACCAATAATTTCAACTACTTACACCATCATATCCCTCATTTTATCGGATTTCAAAATTCCGCTGGCTAAAATTTGACTAAAGATGACCGCGTAAAGCTATTTGGCGACAACGTGAAACAGAATCGGCGACAAATAAACGGAATCGGTGACAACTTTTGGGGTCCAGGACGGAGGGCGCAGAAATCCTGCCCGATCTGGAGACTTTGTTTTTCCCGACTCTCAGACCGGCAGGATTGACCTTATTTTCTCTGTCTTTTATTCGACTATGGCACTTTACAGGTCATAGTTACGAATCAATAACTCTGTCACGCGCTTCTTTCTGTCCGCCCCGGCTGTTGTGTATGATGTATTGACAGTCTCAGTAATAAATCCCTTGAATAATTGTTTTGTCTCCGGGACATCGTTGATCGACAGTAGGAACTTACCGCTGACCGATCGGAGCAGCCCAGCTAGGACAGTGAAATCATCACGAGAGAATATTCCGTCGCCATAGTAATCTTCACAGCCATGATAAGGCGGATCCAGATAAAAGAAGGTGTCCGGCTTGTCGAACCTGGTAATCGTCTCTTTATAGGCCTTGTTTTCGATATAAACCCGTGCCAGCCGTAAGTGTACGGCCGACAACTCCTCTTCGATCCGTAGGAGGTTCAAGCGAGGTGGACTGGTTGTGGTTATGTTGAATGCTGGAGCCTTGATCCGTGCAGCATAACCGGTCCGCAAGAGATAATAGAAACGGACCGCGCGCTGGATATCCGTCATTGTTTCCGGATTGGCGGCTTTGAACCGATCAAACTCGCCCCGGGCAATCAGGATCCACCGTAGGTATCGGATAAACTCATCGAGGTGATTCTGTACAACGCGATAGAGGGTCACCAGATCTTCATTAATGTCGTTAATGATCTCGACCGGTGATTCTTCCTTTTTAAAGAGCAGCCATGCAGCCCCGGCAAAGACTTCGCAATAGCAGTTGTGCTCCGGGATCTTAGGGATGATCTTGTTCACCAATAAAGACTTTCCGCCCATGTAAGCCAAAAAACTTTTCATACAGTGCTCCTCCTCACCTTGATTTTGGGGAGTAACCCTGCTATATGCCGTGTGTTCTCTGCGCGGATGGTAGCGGGTTATCCCGTCATGTGTCCCCCCCGGTCACATGTGTTGAGGAGCCTTGAACTCCTTGATATACTGTCCGCCTTTTTGCCCTTATTTACCCCGGCCAGCCCGTCGTGAAATCGTACGCCTCGATTTCCGAGACGGTGGTCAGGGCGTTGATTGCCTCGGCGTGGACACGCTCCCGGCTGAAACATGCCTGGACATGGGCGGCCACGGCCTGAGCAATGGCCAGGATCACAGTTCGGTTGATTGTGACCCATCCACCGTCCCCCTTCCAGTCGATAGCAACGGTTTCGTTCAGGTCGGAATAAGATTTTGCGCCGGTAATCATGGCCTGAGACTCCCGATCTGTCTTGATCCGAGCTCCGTTGACGGTGATACCCGCCGTCTCCCGATCATACCGGTATGAGGCTAGGTCCGCGATTTTGTAGGCCTTGATCCGGTCGATGTCTTCAACCCATTGTGTGCCGTCCCATTTTGTGTTTTCGGCGGGTACCGTCTCGCCGAAAACCTCGTCAACCGTCACATCTGCCGGACCATTTACAGCCCGCCAGCCCTGACCATCCTTGCGAATTGCGTAACTCATATGTTGTCCTCCCAGCCGGCGCACTGTACGCGGCCATTAGTGAAGCTGTTTGCCCAATAAATATTAGTACCTTCCAAAGTAATTAATCGTGAAGAACTGTTAGATGCACCTGTAGTTCCCGTCGTATAAGCCAATGGCGGCGGATTGGATGTTGAAAGATATGCACCATATTGATTGCTCGGAGCAACCATCGCCTGCTTATTAGCTTCGCTTGAGCCGTGGCAAAGCACAAGATCTACGGCATTGGCGGTTGTAGGGATAAAATTACCAACTCCAATCGAGACCCAGGTTGGCGTGGATGTACTTCCTGCCGTCCCGCTTGCCATTATTGGCAATCCCGTCAAGTTCGATCCTGACGCAACCTTATATTGCACCCGCCGACCAACTTGAGTGAATCCAAGGGGGTATTTATTCGCCGTGGCGTCCGTCCGGACCCAGCCGGCGCGGGCCTTATAGGTGTACCCGCTGGGCAGAGTCGGCGCGGTGGATGATAGTGATAACAATCCTGCCGTCATTTTTGTCATGGGATTATAGATGACCCATATGCTGTACCACGACGAGGCTGCCAATGTTCCGGTGTCGAGTCCGTTTGCGCCGCTTCCCGCGCTATTGATGGTAAGAGATACATTTCGTAACGTCAGATAGTCCTTTCCGGTATAATTCTCGACCACGAGTTCGTCAGCGGTCACGCTCACGTCGGCGTTCGTTCCGGTCGCCGACGCTTTTAGGTTCCGGAAGGAACCGACCACGTTCCCCGTCTGCACAATGTCCGGTCCCATCAACTGCACTTTGCTTGGGTCGCTGGACCAATTCCCCGCTGTGGCGCCGGTTGTAATCTCGATATAACCGATGCAACGGACTGCCTTGGACGTATATACCGCGTCGGAATACAAGGTAGACGCCGAATCCGCTCCACCCGCCCCGCCCTCGGCAACGGTCGTTTGAAGATCGGTCTCGGGATAGATATCGGCCGACCGGGACAGACCGAGCTTGATTGTCCCGGCGTTGTTGACCGCCCAAACGTATATCCGGCCAAACTCGTTGGCCTCGAAGCCAAGGCTGGACCCTGCGGAAAGGACCAGTGATAGCGCCGACGTTAGGGATATGATGTCATATTTGCCATCTGTGAGCGTCGATTTCCTGAAGGCAATCCGCACCTTATTTGTTTCAGAGGGATTATTCCCATCATTACCCTTGACCGCCACAGTCAGAGCGTTTGACGCAACCGTCGCGGAGATGGATAGATTCTCGATCATTGGAAATGTAGGGCTGGCATCAATGCCCTTATCCTGGGATGTTAATTGATATACCGTACCGTTGTACACGAGGGTGACAATTGCACCGTTGACGATATCCCCCGCGAGGAGGTTACTTCCATCCCGGCGCTTAATAGCCACCGCAGGCAACGCGTTGATCGCCACGGTAGCGGCACCGGGGTTTTCGTGATTAGCCTTTACAGAGATCGGCATGCCTGGGATATGCTCGGTCAGTGCGGGGCTGAGGGCAATCGCATAGGCACCACCGCTCCCTGTGGCCACCGCGTAGTCCAGAACACCGTGGCCATCGATGTCTTTGCCGTCGTGACGTTGATTGTTGACGGCGTTGAGAAATGCCGCCGTGACGATGGTCCCCTGGGGTGGGGTATCGGAAAAGACTGTTTTGCCCATGAGCTACCTCCTATGAATAGGCGAATATGATCTGTGTATGGGCCGGTTTGAGCTCCGCAAACAGACCTTCCATTGCTGTTGCAAAAGGGCCATCGACCAGGCGCTCACCGGCCCGCGATTGACCTGCGCGAAAATAATACAGAGGCGTATTGGTGAACGTGACCCGCCAACGAAAGATCCCCTCGTCGCCATAACCGTCTGTGCCCGCGGTCAGTTCCTCGATATTGACTGTATAGCCAAAATCCGTGGCCAGTTGCGTGAAATAGGGAATGGACAATCCGCGCCGCTCCCGGAGCTTGGCAATCACCCGCACCTGGCGCATCTGCAGCGTGTCCCCCGCCAGGGGGATAAGGCCACAGATCCTCTCCCAGTCATCGATCAACTCGTTGCAGGATTGCGGATATGCCTCCCGCAACAATTGTTCGGCCCGGGACTGCACATCGTCCAGGGCGTCGCCCTCGATCCCGAGGTCGGCATCGGTGACGCCGTTCAGTTCGATCGGGAGCAGCTGCTTCAGAACGTTTTTATGAGACATTGATTGCTCCTGCCCGGATCATCTGATACGAGGTTGGCGTGACGTCACCCGCCGGCACGGAAATCGACACATTATCCGCGCCGTCGTCCATTGCGATTTGAGACAGCTTAGCCACATACAGCGCCTGGCCGGGATCCATTTCCGCCATGTAGGCCGCGATGTCAGCAGCAATGACGGTCCGGTCGATGCCGTAGCCGGTGACGGTCATCGTGACGGCCTGAGTCAATATTGACGGCGCGATGATGCTCACCTTCGACGCTGTCACGGGCCGCAGCGGGTCGATATATTTTTTGATCTCGCCGATCAGGCCGCGCACGATATAGGATTTTCCGGTCTCGGTGAAGATGTCCTGGGTCAGGGAGAGCTGCGTCGCACTATCCACGGCCGTCACGGTGGTCTGACGGCTGTCGCTGACGTTCTCGACAATGTCCCCTTTTTTAACCGTGTACGTGGCATCGGTGAAGGCGCCGGCGCTGTCGACGAGTTTGCCTGCACTGACGGACGTACTGGTCCCGGTCTGGCAATGGACGATGTACGGCTCGTTGACAAATGTGAATATATCGTTGGCCAGGGAGAGCTGAGATGCGCTGTCGACGGCCGTCACGCTGGTCCGGGTTTGCCGGAGGGGGTTTTCCACGATGTCCCCTGCGGCTACGGCATGGCCGGTCGAAAACGACGCACCGGTATCGATCAGCTTACCCGCCGAGACGGCCGACGTGATGCCGATCCGTGCCGACGAGGAGGGTATTTCATCCCCCGTGGTGGTCTGATTCGCAACAACCACGACATCGACGGTCCCCAGTCCCTGGGCCAGGGGAATACAGTAGGCCGCGGCGACGTTGTCCACCGCCATCGCCCACTTGATATAGTCATACTTATTCCCCCCCGCAGGAGGGCGGCGGATATACTCCAGGAGTCGCGCCAGGAGCGCCGCATCCGTTTCACCGTATGTCCGGGCGAGGCCATGCACCCAGACGTGGTGATCGAGGTTGCCCGTGTCCGCCGTGTCCGGGAAAATCTGCCTGCCGATATACTCCTGGTAACGATAAAGGCCCCACAGGGCGCTTGCCAGACAGGCGCTTTTGATGAAGATGAGCGAGCCCCGTGAAGTGTCCGCACCGGGGAACTGGTTGCGGTAATCGGTCAGGATGCCATTCAACAGGGTATCGAAATCCTTGAGATAGTTGTTGATCATACCACCTCCACAAATGTCGTAAACTCAACCAGGCCGCCGTCTGCCCTGGTCACCGCTATATTCAGCCTGAGACGGTGGAGGTCCTGCAGGCGGTCGCGCTCCGAGATCACGTCGATTCTGGCCGCCCGTCCGGTGTCAATGAGCCATTGAAGGGCTTCCTTGCAGTATTCCTCCGCCAGGGCCGCCGTCTGTTCCGTGTTTTTGGCCCGCTGCAACAGGTGCAGGCGGGACCCAAAATCAGGGTTTTGGAACCAGTCGCCACGCTTGATCATCAGGCTCAGGTAGATGTTGTTCCGCAGGTTGCCGTCCGTGGCCTGCTCGTAGGTCATATTTCCAGATGCGCTGCCGTCCGTGGCGATGTCGATATTGAAATCCATATCCGTTCCCTAATGACTGTGGTGGTTCGTGTTGCCGGTCGTGTCCGTAATGCTGCCCGATGACGAGATGTTCCCCGTGGCGGAGAGTGCGCCCTGCACCGCCACGTTTGGCGACACAAGGGTAATGGATTCCGTAGCGGTCAAGTTGATCCTTTTTGTTGTAACTGACACATCGTTCGTTGCCTCGATGATCAATTTGTTGCCGCTCTTGACGCAGATCTCCTTGTTACGCTTGAGCCGGATCTGGTCCCCCTCGTCCGTGTAGAGGCACACCTCGCCCGTCTCGACGGCAACCCGGTAGCGCCGGTCGTCGGTGGCGATCAGGATGTAATGATTGCCCTGGTTGACAATGACGCCCTCGGCTCCGGCCAGGGGACGCGATGTGTAGCCGTAGTGCTGCATGTATTCGCGGTCGGACAGGGTTTCCCCCGGACGCCCTGCGGCCGTGACGCGCTTGATTGCCCCCTCGATGACGGACTGGATCGTGGCCCGGATCATGACGCCACCCCCGGATAGGAGAGTTTGAGTGCCGTCGTTACACCGTCCTGTTTCGACAGCGCAAACGTGCGGCCGTAGATTAAAAATGTGCCGTGGACGCCCCGTACCTCGTCGTCGACGGTACAGAGTTCGTTGATCGCCCAGTTTTTCCCCTGCTGGCTGTGGCCGGGCACCTTGTAGGTCAACTGGAAGCCCTCGAAGCGGGCCTTTTCCCTGAGCATCCGGGCATGCGCGGCGGGACTCCGGCCGTCGTTGTTGTCCGTGACCACCAGGGGCTTGTAATAGGGCACGTCGCCGTCCAGAACAGGCACGCCTCCCGTATTGATCTGATCGGCCGTGGTGTCGTCGGTTCCCTGCTGCTGGCCGACGACCAGGTATTTCGAAAACCGCCGGGAGACGTCCTCGACCCTGGAGCCCTCGTTGATATTGGTCCGGCCGTCGCGCCTGCAGGTCAGGGCAAACAGCGGCGTCCCCTTGGCCTTGGGGCGCCCGAAGACCATCGTGCCGTCGGGAAGGCAAAAGAACATCATGCCGCGTGAGGCCGCATACTGCTTCAGGGCCTCAAAAATGGTCATGCCCGGCTCGATCTGGGTGAACTCGTGGGGCGCGTCAAGAAGAGCCGCCGTCGATCCTGATACCCCGCCGGCGAACGTGTCCTGATATACGATCTTTTGGCGGTTGATATAGGGCACGGTTCTGAGCAGACGCTGTGCCAGGGCCTTGACCGTTATCCCCTTGAGGGTAATAAAATCCTCGCAGCAGGAATCGACCAGGAGCCCCATGAGGTCGCGCCCGGAGACGCTGAGGCGGGTTCCGGACTTGTCGCCGCTGCGTTCCACACGGTCGATCAGGCCCGTCAACTCCAGCCGATCGTTGACGTACAGCTCGCAGCGGGCGCCTGTTTTCACGTCGATTTCCGGGTTGGACATCTCCAAGGAAAAGGCGTCATCGGCGGTGTATAGATCGCTTTCGATGCTGTAGCCCTCAAAACGCTCGATGCTGCGATTGTCGATGCGGAGGGAGATTTTATCGGTCATAGATGCGGACCTCCCCCGGCGGGATAAAACTGGGATGTTTGATGGCATTGATGCTGTAGATGCGCTCCGCATAGGCGTAAGGGAGCCCGTAACGCAGGCAGATCAGGTGCAGGGGCATTTCGCCGGGCGTCTCGACGGTAATGATTTTGTCGCGCTCCAGCTTGACCTGGGACACGTACTCAAGCAGGGTTTCCGCCATCGTTTTGAGGGAGGTCATGCCGCGCGCGGAAGACACCGCCGTCTGGATGTCCGTTCGGATCTCCGACAGGGTAGCCTCGATGTCGTCGATAGTCATGATCGGCTCCCAGGGGGACTCCGTGCCGATATAACGCCCCATGGCGTCAAAGCTTTGTGCCGTCTCGCGCTGCTTGAGCTGCTCCCTCAGAGATTCATCGTCCTGATAGAGCGCCGCGGTTTCCAGCGACCGACGCTGGACGGCGGCGATTTGGGTGTGTTTGGTAAAACGAGGATGTGTCAATCCCAGCGCCCCCAGGCCATTCCTCAACTGCGACAGATACCGGCGGGGCGCGCTACGCAGGGAATCGTACAGCACCGTATAGCGTTCAAGGGTCCGGGCCAGGCTGCCGGCCAGATGGCCGCCGACAGTTGACGGGTACTGGATCAGGTCGAGCAGCGACCCGGCGGGGTTGCCGACCGTATTGAGGGTTCCGCCCAATTCGGCGATGTAGGCGTCCACCGCCTTGATGTAGTCGCGCCCCCTCTGCGTAAGGCCCTTGATCTGATAGGCAATCAACTCTGTCGGATCGATCTCGGCGGCGGCGATGTCGTTTCCCTCTGTCCCCAGCAGATTAACGATATCCTGGTTGATTTCCGCGACCAGCTCCGCCTGGCCCGTGACAAAACCGGATTCTGTTGACTTCAGCACATCGGGGCGCCGCTCGGGTTCGGCGGACTCGATCAGGCCCTCGACAAAAGAGATATCCACTTCCGCCGTCCGGAGACGGTCGTCATGACGGATGGCCACGGATTCAACGGCGCCCTTGACCAGGCCGTATTTCGGGTGGAGGAGCTCAAAGCGGTCCCGTTTGGCCAGGTGCTTGACAAATTCCTTGTGGGTCTCGTAGGTCTCCTCGTACCAGTAGCAGCGGATGCGGATAGTACGGGCCCGCTGGCCCATGTCCTCCAGGAGGGCACCGTCCTGGTAAGGGAACTCGTGCCTGGCGATCGCCTTTTCGATGGCGTCCTCGATGTTTTCCATCTCCAGGCTGAAGCTGTCCAGGCGCGCTTCGTAGCGTTCCTTTTGTTCGGCTGCCATCAGAATTTACCCCGCTTGAGGTTGACCTGGGTATTCATGTTGTCGGTTTTGGCCATGATGCGCCCGTTCTGGTCCACGTTTAACGAGACATTGATGGTGGGTTTGACCTCGGTTTTTTCCTCTTTATGCAACAGGTCATAGAGCATATCCCCCAGCCAGCCGTCGCCCTTGTACTTGCCGTTGGTCGCCCAGCCGGACAATCCGCCCATCATCATGTTGATTCCGGTTCCGGCGGCAAACCCCGCGCCGCCCGCCAGGGCCAGCTTGCCGCCCAGCAGCATCGGTGCCGACGTGAGCAGTTTTCTGAGCGTCCCGCCCTTTACAGCCAGATCTGCCGCTGGGCCGATAACGCCGCCACCAGGAAGTTGCCCGGGCCAGTTGGTCACAAAGACGGGAGTCACTCCGGTCGCGGCTTCAATGGCCTTGCCCTCGGCGATCCCGGCGGCGGTCCCGCCCAACTTGCCTAGAACGTTTTTGATCGCTTTACCCCCGAGACGGTAAGCGAGGTATCCTGCTCCCAAAGCAGCAGCCCCACCCGCGGCAACCTGACCGCCAGACAGCTCCCAACCGTCTTCTTTTTTTGGGTCCAGGAGTTTCTTGATTGCACCCGTAATGCCCTCATTCAGCGGTTTGACAAAATCTTCCGCCGCCTGGCGCATCTTGGTGCGTAGCCGTCCTGCCTGGTCGAGCATGTTTCGTGTGGCCTCGTTCATGTCACGCTCTATGATTCCGCCTGACTGTTCGATTTTCCGAAAGAATTCCGTCCCGATCTTGTCGAGGGTATCTCCTCTCAGAAGGGTTTGAATACCCTTGACTGTGTCGATATCCGCCCCTTTTAAGGCTTTTCCCATGAAGATTTCGCGCTGCTCGTCCGTTTTTAAGGCATCGTACTTTTTCTTCAGGTCTCCCAGGATCTCCAGAGGATTACGGCGTGCCCCTTTTTCATCGAAGAATTTAACCCCCGTAGTCTCCTGTGCCGTCCGCATGTACTGTAGGTTCGTGAACAGCCGCAGAGTGGAGTCAGCCAACGTTGCCAGACGTTCCGGCTGTTTTTCGATAAGTGACAGGCCCTCTATAAAGGACAGTGTCTGGCTGAATCCCATTCCGGAACGCGAGGCATTGACGCCGACCCTGGCAAAGATATCGGAGAGGTTTTGCAGTTCTGCATTACCCAGGCGCCCGGCCACGGTCATTTTATCCAAAAGATCCAGGGCTAGTCCGGGCTTCGCCAGGTCAAACTGGAATGCCGTCGCCGCCACGGTAAGTCCCGAAGTCAGTTGGTCAGCGCCCGCTCCCGTGACCGCCATTGCCTTATTGGTCGCATCGATAACCGGCAGGGCTTCCTTGAAATTCAGACCTGCCTGAACGGCATTGTTGAACCCCTGCTGGAGCGCATCGACACTCTGACCGGATTCCCCGGACATGCGGAACAGTTCCTTCCGCAGCCCTTCCACCTTTACACGGTCTACCCCCGCCGTCTGGCCGATCTGGATGAGGCTTTTGTCGAGCTGGGCGGACTGCTTGATCAATGCGGCCGCGCCGATGCCGAGACCCAGGGAGGCAAGGCGCCCCTCCAGGGAACTCGCGGCGTTGCGGAGCCGGTCGAACTCGTGCCGGGCCGTGCTGCCGAAGCGCTTTAAACCGCGTTCGCCGGTGCCCAGGGCGTTCAGGAGGCGGGAGGAATTCCCTGTCAGGATCAATTCGATGACGTTTTTCATGTCAAGTCTCGGCCTTTTTCCGAACCACGTAAGTCTTCGTTTTCTGAGGCGGACGGATTAGCTCGTTATAACTTTTAATCCATTCCATCATTTCATCTTCCGGCATGGCCAGAATGTCAGACAGCCGGAACCCCAGTTTCAGGAGCGCCAGAATCGGGGGCCTGAGATCCTTCCACCTGGACGCGAAAGTCGCGGGTCCTGTTGCGGACCCGGGTTGCTGCCTCCGTCAGCGCGTCGAAATCTTCGTCGTACATGTCGAGGAGCAGCTCCCCTGTGATCTGATCCTTGGGGATGTCGCCCAGGGACACGATCTGGCAGGCGTATTGACAGAGTTCGTAGTATCGACCGTCAGACTTTGCGCGCTCGTTGACCGCACCGTCGATCAGATCCCGCACCAGGCGGGGCCGGATCTCCAGGTCCCGGTGCCGTTGCCCATCATATTCCACCCCGATGGGGAGGGTGCATTTTTCGCTGATCATGTCTAAGTCCTCTTATCTGCACCGAGTTCAATGGTGCGGGTCGCTTCCTTCTCGCCGTAGGCGACATCGCCTACTTTTAATGTGCAGACACCGGTATAGGTGACTCGCTTGCCGTTGCCGCGGTCGATGGTCAGGGTACCGTTCTCGACGCTGTCAAAATCGAATTCCGCGGTGTTCTTGGGAATCACGTATTCCACTGTGCAGCCATAGCGGACCGCAACTTTCGTGAAGCCGGTTTTGTTCATGAGATTGACCTGCCGCCGGATTTCATATTCTTTCTCCGTAACCTTATTGAAGTCCGTGATTTCCTGTCCATTGACCTCCAGGGTAACCAGTTCGACATATTCATCCATGTTGCTTTTCTCCTTTCGTTACGGCTCGTTACAGCAGCAGGTCGATGCGGCCCGCGAAGACGTGCAAGCCGTTGACGACGTCACAGGGTATTTTAGCGTCGAGGCGGTTCGGGTCCTGCAGGTCCCGCTCGACAATCAGGCCGTCCTTGTTGGCCTCAACCTCTTCGACAATCTCCAGATCCTGGAGCTTCAGCAACACATCCAGCAGCTCGCTTTTGACCTTCGGGGGCGTCTTGCTGGAGAGCTTTTCCCTGGGGAAGCGGAGCGCCACACGCTCGCGGCACGCCTTGCGAACGTAGTCCAAGGTCCGGATCGTCGTCACATCCAAAAGCGATATATCGGTGATCCCCTGGGGGTCTTTGGTGTAGGTCGTGACGGCGCGGACGATCTGCACGATTTCGCCGGGACCGATTTCCAGGGGCGTCGTGCCGTTGTACAGGAGATTTTCCTGCTCCGTGCGGGAGAACCGGTCATTGATCGCCGCCGGCGCGATATTCGTCAATCCCAGCGTGTTGAGAGGCCGTGCGGGATCCTCCTCGTAACACATGACCGCACCCATCGCGGCCGCGATCTCGTAAGGCTGAGACTTGCGAAGCGTGGCCGCCGTGTAGCGGAGGTAGGCGCAGAGGATGCGGCCCGAGTTGACCTGGCCGGTGAGGGTCGTCACCGTGCCCAGGGCGGCCGTCATGCCGAAGACGCCGACCCCCGGCCGCTGCTCCATCGGTCCGGACACGCTGTCCAGGTGGGTCTTGAGGGTTGCCAAATCCGTCTGGTTGTTGTACGGGAACACGATGACGTCGTACTGGTAAGCATAAGCCGCGGCCAGGGCGGTCGTCAGGGTCGGGTTGGTCGCCCCCGTGGCCATCGCCACAATCGTGCAGGTGACACCGGGTGCGTTGGTGATCAGGTATCCCAGGCCGATATCGTTGCCGCAGAGTCCCTTGTTTTGGGCCGTCAGTGTCACGACGGCATTTAACACCGTCGCCGTTACCGGCAGATCCGGCAGAAGGTCGATGGCCGCCTTGAGGGTTGCCGCAATTGCATTGGCCGCGTCGCCCGATGCGATGGCGATTTCGACTTTCGCCCCGCCAATGTACAGGGTCAGGACACCCGTGCCCGTCGCGGTCCCGCCGATCGTCACCGTACCAGTGGCCGCCACGCCAGCCCCGGCATCATCCAGGGCGATGACCGTCAGGTCGAGGTAAGGATTGGCCTTGATCGCCGCCCGCGCCATCAGGTGGCACATGGATCCGGGACCGAAGTAGGTCTCCGCTTCCTTATCCGAAAAGACCGTGGTCAGGACATTCTGGGCCACGCTTCCGGCGCTGGTTCTCTGCCCGACGATGAGCATCCGCTGTTTGTTGTTTGGGAGCGTGCGGACCGCGAGTTTGGTGTTGAATTCAAAGTATTTCCCCGGCTTGCGTATCGAGGCCGGAATGCTGTCGAAGCTGATGTTTTTGCTGGCCATCGGTTATTCCCCTTTCTTTGCTTTCTGCGCGGCGCCCGGTGTCAGGACCAGCGATCCGTCGGCGATCAGCCGCAGGTAATAGGCCGTCTCCGGCACATCCACCGTTTCGGCGTCTGTAATGTACGTCTTGGGTTTGTCTTCCATTGGGCACTGGGTGCCTGGGGCCGCTATAACTTTCATGTTGTCCTCCTTATGACAAGGTTACCAAATCGGACGCGTCCGCCGTGTCGTCTCCCGGTTTCAGGTAATAGTTCAGGCCGATCTTTAGCAGGTCGGAAACCTGCTCGTCGGAAAGCAGCTCGACGATAAAGCCCGTTTCAAATTCGATTTGAAATATGACCTTTCCTTCCCTGGCTTCTTCCTGGCTGGTGATGTTATCCATCCGTTTGGGTTTCAACGCGTCGATGGCCAGCCCCAGTTGATGATGAATGAGACAGGCCAGGATTGCCTCGAGGATCGTATAGATGCCCTTGCGACGGTCCGCCGTGCCCCGCAGGTTTTGGAACGTCACCACGACATAGACGGAGGCGATGATTTTGTAATGTTGTGCCGCCCGTGTAAAACTTCCCCCGCCGACGACCACGTCAATTGTGGGGATGGATAGCGCGGTGTGGGCCTCGTCGATACCGACCCGCTTGGGCTCTGTCAGCTTTTGGTTCAGCCTTTCTGCGATTTTTGTTTCGATATCCGCCAGCATGGCTAAAAACCTTTCATGGTATCCCGCGTAAATATCCGGTCTTCGGCGGTGCAATTGACGCCAACGCCGTCGCCGGTGGCCGCGGCAGCAGGCGGCGTGGCGACACCCAGGGTCATGAGCCCCTTTGAGATGTCTTTCAACCGAGCGACGGCCTTATCATAGGTTTTTCCGATCCGCTCCGGGACGGTGCGCCGCTGGTACAGGCGGTAAATGGCGATCTCAACAGAGAGCCCCTTGACGACCGGCGGGACCGGGTCAAACGGCACGCTGTAGCGTCCCGCACAGTATCCGCCGATCTCCGCGTCGGCCGTAGCAATGGCCTCGTCGATGCGGCCGATGATCTTCGCATGGGCGCTGTTTCCCGGATCGATGGCCGCCGGTTTCAGGGTCTCGTCGTCCGTCAGCTCAATGATAATCTCTTCCGGCAGCAGTTTTTTGATATCGTCCAAGCTGCAATACATGGGAATACCTCAGTGTGATTATTTATCCTTAGCGGGTTCAGTCTCCGCTTTTCCATTTCCCTTTTTGCTGGTGGAAGCGGCATTGTTATTTCCCTTGCCGTCGTCGGCAGGTTTTACAGCCTCGACATTATTTCCCAGGGCCAGGGCCTCCGTTTCCGCAAGCTCAACGGTATCCCCAATCTCGTGGCGGGTTGCGGTCTTTTCCCCTTTGGCACCGTGTAATACGGGGGTATGGATGATTTTGTATTTCGGCATGGTTGACTCCTTTTTTCCCCAAAAAGCCCTCCCCCTCGCAAAGGAGAGGGCTTCGATTTATGTATAATCCGGTTATTAAATCGTTACGCGACGGCGTTCTGAATGAAATATGCAAGGTCGTTCGCGGTAATCAGCTCCTTGACGCTCTCACCGACACGGACACGCTGCCCGCCACGCAGGCCGATGTTTTTGTCCGGTATGGACCCGGCAATACGGCCGCCCCACTGTGCCGTAAGACCAAATGACAGACCGCTGCGCGTATCCGCATTTTTATCCCGCAAAATAAGCGAGCAGTGTTTACCCCAGACCCTCACCAATGTCGCGGCCTGGCCCTTTTTGGCGGTATTGACCCAGCCCTCGCCGACCAGGACTTCGTCCAATTCCAGGAGCGAGGCAATGTCCTGCCTGCGGGCAATGCCTGAATCTCCCGCATTTCCAAGCACCGCCTTGACGATTTTCGGATGGGACGCCAACTTCGTGAAGGCGGCCCGACCGATAACCATCACATTCGGCCGCATGATGCAGGCGTCGAGGCCGGCCTGGATGACACCGATGGGATCCGAATTGGTGTAATCGCTCCACTGAGTGGTCCCGGACAGGGCGATCTTGTTCGCGGCGGCGTAATTGTTGGCATCGAAGACCAGCCCCGCGGTACGCACCTCCCGATCGAGCAGAATCAGGTTGGTGAGCTGCTCCGTCGATTTTCCAAGGGGATCATAATTCGGCGGCGCATTGTCGATATCGGCCTGGGGGATGGGATCATCCAGGCCATAGTCCCCGGTGCTGTCCGTGACTTCCGTGGCGGAAAACTCGATTTCATTGGGTCTGGACTTCCGCCCAACTTTAGTGTCGGGTAGCGTGAAGCCATCCGCGAGAGTGTGCTTCAGGTATTTGAATTCCTGCTTTCCGACGAGAACCCGCGGCAAAACGTCGTCCGCGATCATCCGATTGTTGCGGTAGGCGATCGCGATGGCCGTCAATTCCGGCTGGATGGGAAACGGTGCGTTATGCATGTTATGATCCTCCTTCTATCCCTGAATTCTGGATTTGTTGATCTCGACAGAGCCGATGTCTCCGAGCACACCAGAAGCCATTGCCTTGCCGATAATGTTTGCATTGACACCGGCTGCCGGGGCCGCTGTAACGGCGCGACCGACCGAGTCGGAGGTCAGATAGTCCCCGCGTGCGACGGTCCCGCCGTATTCCACCTCCCCAATGCCGGACAGGATGAAGTCCGCGCGTTTCCCGGATTCGCCGCCGAGATTTGTCGACACGGCAATCAGGGATTCCGTCGATGCCGTCGCCTGGAGCAACTTATCGTCAGCGGATCCGAATTTGGCGATCCGGTACGGGGAAATGGCCCCCTCACAAATGAAATTTTTAATCAGATCGGGATTGTTCATTTTTTGCCTCCTTTGGTGATATGATTGACGGCCTGGGTAATGCTGATGGTTCTCCCGGCCTTAGCCTCGGCCTCCTGGAATTCGACCGCCCGCTTGGCAATTTCGTCGGCATCGTCCAAATTCACCCCTTCGGTGTCCCGCGTGGCGATCTCTCCGAATTCCACAACCTTCGGCATGACCGTTTCAAAGAGCCCCTTGAACCGGTCGTACAGGGTCGCCTGGACCTTGCCGTCGCCTTCGCCGAATTCGATCGCCCCTGTTTTTTCGGCCAGGGCCTCCATGAACTGGGGAACGCCATATTTGACCAGTGCGGGCGTCAGCTTGCCTTCGGCGATCATTTTGTCGCACCAGGCGGCGATCTCGTTTTTACGGGCCGCTAATAAAGCCACTCGGTCTTTTTCGGCAAACTCGGCGGTCAGTTTTTCCCGCTCCGCTTTCGCGGCATCATCGGCGGCCTGTTTTCTGGCCGCAGCCAGATCCGACTCGGTGAACGTTCCACCCGTGGCGGACACCCCGGCGGCCGATCCGTCATCGGGAATTTTGCCGATGAACTCCTGGAACAGGGCCGTCAGTTTCTCTTTCAATCCTGGCATGTTATCCTCCTTTTCCGTGTATAATGCTGGGTGAATTTCCTCGGCCGCCGGTTGCGGGGCCGCCTTTATATCGTCGATCGCCCACTGGGAGACGACACGGTCCGCTGTATCCTGGTCGAACTTATCGATGAGCCATTCCCGCAGACGCCGCATCACGTCGCCGACCTGTTCCCATTTCCAGTTGTTTTCGGCGAACTCGAAGACGGCGGACGCGTCCTCGGTGAACGACATATCGGGCAGGCCCTTGACTGCCGGGGGCGCCGCGCCCAGGAAGGCGACATGGCGGAGCGACCCGTCCGGGTAGAAGGCAGCCGAGCGTTTTTTGAACCGGCCCGCTTTCACCATTCCCTCAAAAGTCGGTTCGACCTGCCTGAATTTGGCCAAAAGCAGGTTGCCGCCTTTTCCCGCCACTTTCTTCAACCCCTCCACCCAGCCGTAGGCCGGGGCGTCATGTTCGGGATGCCCGATGCAGGCGGGCGGCTCGTGCCTGGCGGCGTTGAATAGGGCGACGGCCTTTTCGATCAGGGCGTCGCCATCGTGTTCGCGTCCCCGGCTGTCGGTCTGCTTTCCCCCCTGAAAGATCGGGATCCAGTCATCAAAACCTCTGAATGCAATCATGTTCTCACCTCATGAGATAACGGTTTGCCATTTCGACGATTTCGTCGCTGTTCTCCCGGCTGAGTCCCAGGTAGGGCCGCGCCGGAATGTTCGATCCCGGATGCTTTACGGCCCGGACGGGGTGGGCGGCACCGGGCCAGTAAAGCGCCTTGCCCTTGACCGGGACGATCGTCCGGGGTCCCGTTTTCCCGCCCAACTGGTGGATCGCGCCATAGACCTTGTTCGTACCGATCGCGACGGTGTCATTCCCGATAAGCTGGTAACGTATGCTGCCTCGCAGTTCCCCCGACTCCGTCAACATTTTTGAATGCTTCTTTTGCAGCCGCGTCGATTCCTTGAGCTTCGGCCAGGCTGTGCCGTCCGGCGCCGGTCCCTGGCTGTCGAACCGCTCCTCGGTCTGCAGGACCACCGTTTCCCCGATCGCCTTAAGGAACGGCCGGAGGTTCTTCCCCCGCTCGATCAGGGTATGAAAGACCCGTTGCACTTCGCGGTCTTCGATTCTGATGGTGATGTCAGGCATTTAATTTTCCTTGCATTTCCCCGAAATCATGTTAGTTTTCCTTTATTTGTCTGTCGGGGCCGCACCCTTAACCGGCAGCGGAGGGCGCATGTCCGTGCGGGGGCATGGCGGCCACTTATTCCTCTTCCGGATAAATCAGTCTCCCCGATCTCAACCGTCCCCCTGTCGGATCATGGCTGCGTATAATGTCAAATGCGATCAACTGTTCATTCACCGTATCCGCCAGCACGCCCACCACACGCCCGCCTTCGACCTCGTAGGCCTTCACATACCGACGCCGGAGATAAATCCGTCCACTGTCCGTGAACTGCATGAAACCCACCCAGATTTCCTGGGGATTCTCCAGAATGTCCGGGATCAACGGCAGGTATTGTTCCCGGCCGTCCCATCTTTTTCGATCCTCGATAATGTGATCCGCCACGGCCTGTGTTACGCTCACGCGACACCCCATGTTGTCCTGATATATTCCTTCCGGGACGGCCGCCCGGAGGGCCTCTGTGTCACCGATAACCGTTCGTGGGTCCAGAGCAACCGGCGGTTTCTCTCCGGACAACTTTTTGGGCAGGAACGGATAATGCTCTTTGCGCCACGGCCCCAGTTCTTTCATGTCTCCCGTTTCCCGGACCCAGCTCCTGCCGAAGGCTGCCGTGCCGACGTTGTAGTCAAAGCCTTTGTCGATGCCGACGGGCACGCCCGTCTTAGGGTCGATCGGCGATGGCGGCGCCTGTGCCTTGCCTTTTGCCCTGGCCTTTTCCATTCGTCGCTCGGAGACGGCGAAGACCCGGCATTTGCAGCCCCATCCGTTCATGGGGGTATGCGTTTCCCACCAGGGGTCCGATGCCGGAAGCGTGATCCCGTCCCAGGCTAGGTGCTCCGGGCGGGGCCGGCGGGAATCGCCGTGCCGGTACTGCAGGTACGGCAGGATCTGCATGACCTCCGGGTCCGTCATCTGTTTCCACCGTCCGGCATTGTAGGCCTGGCGAACGTTGGTCTCGTAGATGACCCGGCTGCGCCAGTTGCGGCCGCCGTTGTAGTCCCAGCCGTGGCTGGAGACGATCCGGTCGAAATCTTTCCGAAAATCCTCCAGGGTCGTACCCTGGGTGATGGCCTTATCTACCGCCTCCCGGAAATCCGCCAGGAGATCGTCCCTGTAGGCACCGGCGACCATGAACCCCCTGGCGTGCTGCTCTTTCCAGAGATCCGTCCACTTCCGGGTCGGGATATTCAACTTTTTTTGAAAGAACGCTTCCTGCTCCGCGAAGGGAAGCTTGAACACGGCTAGAAGCGCCGGATCTATCTCCTCGGCGAATTCAGGGCTTTTTTTTTACCCTCCTGCATGATCTCGTACCGGCCGGACATCTCCGCCAGGGTCATGGCCCGGGCAATGATCACCCCGAGTTCAGCCGGGGGCATTTCGGCATATAGGTCGAGAAGATTTCCCCGCAGATTATCCAAGTTTTCGGACGTGTCCACGAGGCGCCTGATCGGCGCCATGTAGAGGGCGTCCGTGACCTTCACCGCCTGCTTTGTCAGTTTTTCCGTCACCAAGTCGGATGCGTCCGGTTCTTCATTTCCCTCGGCAAACTGGGGGATGGTGCCGCGGTCCAATTCGGGCGGCGTTTTTTGCAGCTCCTTCGGCTGGACCAGCACTTCACCGGCTTCCGGCTCCGGAATGCCGTAGGTCGCGTAGAAATAGTTCACGCCGACGGGTAGGCCGATATCGACGACCAGGGTTTTGTCGATCTCACTCTGCTCTTTCAGATCCGGCTTCGGCCGGGCATAGGTGACAAGCTTCGGGTAATCCGTCACGCCGTCGAAATTGAGATCCACGATCCAGCGGATCAGGGTCTCGTTCAGGTATCCGTCGGACAGGTCCGCGTCGGCCTCGATGATTTCCTGCCGGACCTCGCCCTGGTTCCATTCGTTTCCCAGTTTGCCTGGTGTTCCCTCCGTGGATGCCGTCTGCCCCAGGACCGCCTTGGATATTTGCCGGTCCATGTACTCGCAGAGCTGCTCATGGGTAATGGTTCCAGCGCGAGTCGCTTCCAGGAAACTGATGTCCATTGTGTCGGGCGTGATGATTCCCGTGTCCGTCTGGATCGCGTTGAGGGCCGCCAGGAGCTTTTCCTGATCCGGTTTCAAGGTGCCGGAAGGATACTTGCCCCAGGGTGTCGGCGTCCCGAATTTCTCCAAAAAAATCATCCAGAACTTGATCCCGTGTTTCTTGAACCAGACCGGCCACCAGAGTTTCTGCCCCAGGCCGCGCCCGTAGGGGTTGTCACTGTCACCGTAGGTGTAAACGACGAATTTCCGGTCCGGAACCGCCTCGCCCTCGATCATGCTGGCCGGCGTCAGAAGTCGCAGATCCCGCCGGGGGGTGAAGATGAAACGGCGGGGGTGCTTGCCAATCAGTTTCTTGATGGTGAGGCCGGTCCCCTGCTTTTGCCAGAGGACTTCCACGGGATGGTATCCGTAGAGGATTGCCTTCAGCATCTCCTGACGCCCCTGGTCGAAATTGCAGTTTTCGAGTACGTTGGAAACGAAATCGGCGACAACCTGTTCGCGGGTCGTCGTGGCGGGCCTGCCGGATTTTCGTCCCGATTTGGCCGGGACGATCTCCCATTCCTTGCCGACGACAGCCAGTATCCGCTGCTGCAGGACACTTCCGGCATGGGCGTCGCGGTCGATCTCGTCGTAGAGTTTCAACCCCTTGCCGGCCGCCTCGGTCCGTAAAACGGGATCCGGATTTTCCAGGCGCTGGATCCACCCGGCAAATAGGTCGATATCACGCTCCAAGGTGGCGACTTCATCGATGATTGCTCGTTTGATCTCTTCGGCCATCGTTAATAACCCGCTATAAAGTTGTTCAGGCTCTCACCGGCGCCGACGGTACGGTTACCGGTGGATTCAAATTCGATCTCACCGCCCCACTCCAGGGCAGTGGCAAACCAGGCCATCGCCACGGCCACGCCTGCATCGCCGTGGCGCAGCTTATTGTCCTTTCCCTTGCCCCGTACCTCCGGCAGCCGGGCGACACCGCGGATGACCTTGAATGCACGAAGATCCTCGATCAGATCGGCGTCTTTTGGCAACAGGAGGGTCTTGTCCTCAAAGGCCGCCTTGACCTTTGGCATGTTCTCCCGATACCAGGGCTCCGTCAGCATAACCTGGGCAATCCGACCGGCGCCGTACCGCTGCATGGCGCGCTCCGCCAGGTACTGACCGTTGCCTCTTGCATCCAGGGCGCCGAAGCGGAATCGGGGCAGGCGGTCGCAGATGTAGTAAAAGATCTGCTCCTGCTGCTGGAATGGAATGTTCCTCAACTCCACCTGAAACAGGGCGCGCCAGTTGGCGGCCTGCTGTTCTTCCAGAGGGATGAAGACGGACAAGTCGCCGGTCCGGCCGAAGTCCTCGCCGACCACGGTATTCCTGGCCGGGTCGAGATCCCGGAGCAGAGTCTTCAGGACCTCATCACACCAGTCCCTGACCTCGGCGTAACGGATATGGTCGGCCAATTCCGCGAACGACGAGGGCTGCTCGTAGCGGATCACGGGGATCTCCGGCGACAGGCAGGTCTCGATCACGGCGCGGGTCAGGAAGGTCCCCGTCCCCTGGGACGGGATGCAGAAAAGCTCCTCGTCAGCGTCGGCGCCATAGGAATCGATAATGCCCTGCCGCCAGAGAGCCTCGCCGTCCATTGTCCATTCACGCCCCAGTACCGCGCAAATCCGCCGGTAAAGTCCGTCCTGCAGGGCGTCGTCGAAAGTGACGCGGTGGAGGCTGTAGGGCTTCTTCCCGGCCCGGATGTCCTGGATAACGGAGTTGAATTCGTTCGTGTCACCGAAATGGGTACTGATGACCCTCACCTGGCCACCCCACATGAGCAGCGCCATCGCCGCCTTGAGCAGACCGGGCAGGTCGTCGTGGAACGCTGCCTCGTCGATAACGACACGGCCCTGCTTGCCGCGGAGGTTCGTCGGGCGGCTGGAGAGCGCCGTAATGCGCCAGCCCGATTCGAGGGTCAATTTATAGGCCAGGATGTTCTTCTCCTGAACGACGCCGCCGACTTCCATCTCGTCCGGCTCTCCGTATTCCTCGATTTCCGAGGCCGCCAGGTTATAGGCCCGCGCCCAGTTGGCGCAGTCATGGATGAATTCCAGGGCCATGTCCTTCGTATAGCCGATGTACCAGACGTTGCGCTTCTCGCCGCTGCCCTTCTCGGAGGCATACAGGGTGTCGTCCGCCGCCTCCGCCCAGGAGATGCCGACCCGGCGCGACTTTTCGATCCACTTGACCGGCGCCTGATCGGCGACCCACTTGACCTGGTAGGGCAAGAGCACGCCCGTGGCGGCGCGCGCCTGGTCGAAATCATTCTGACGGTTCGCTTCGGTCATACGATCCCCAAAATCTTCTTCCGGATCTCCTCGGCGGTTTCCTCTGACAGGCCGCTTTTCTTCACTTCCCTGACGACCTCCTCGGCCGTGTCCTTCGCCTTGTTGCGGACCTCCGCCATCCATTTCTTCTGGTCGACAGACGCCTTGCTGAGCTTCGCCACCATGACGCCCATCTTAGGCAGCAGGGAAGCGATATCGGCATCCTGGTTCTTGACCAGGACATCAAAGCTCAACTGCTGGATCAGGCGGATCAGGGCCTCGTTCATGCTGCCCTCGTCGTCGCCGACGACGCCCACGATCGCCTTGGCCTGCTCGGTGGCGATGCGGATCGCCTCGCATTTTGCCTCGAAGTCCTGCCCGAAGCGGTGAATGGCGGACCGCGATATCTCATACCCCTGATCGCGCAGCCAGATTTCCAGGGCGGCATAATCGCTGAATCCGCCGGCAATAAGGCGGCGTTCCAGGTCGGACCGGATCTCGTCCGGCAATTGCGTTATTTTTGAGCGCGCCGGCATCAATCCCCCAGCAGGTCCCGTAACTGTTTCAGACCGGCCAGGACTTCCTGGTAGCGCCTCTTGGCCGCATCCAACGCCAGGGACCACTCCGCTATCTTTTCCGGCTGCAGATCCTCGATCGGCGCCGTCGGGTCCAGGGCGTCGCGCAGATTATCAATCAATCCCTGGATGCGTATCTCCAGGGACTTCTTTTCCGTATTCAGCTCCTGGCGGCGTCCCAGGTATTTCAGCCTTTCGCTCATGCTTCCCTCCGTCAAGGATTGGACTGGCCCAATTGAGATATCTTCAGCACTTTCTGCGAATCCACCCGCACAAGGGGACAAAACTGATTCTGACGGATGGCATCATCCACTTCGGTCATTTTCTGGATATTGAGGGTCACAATGTCCCGCAGATCCTTGGCAATGCTGGCGAAGTCCCGGCATAGGGAAACGTTCGCCTCGTACATTTTCCGTTGTTCCGCCATGTCGTTTTTGTACTGGTCCATGACCGCCCAGATGCGCCGGTTATCGAGCCACCACAAAAGCAGAATCAGACCGACAAGGCCAAAGTCGCTGGCAATTTTGAGCATGCTGGGTAGGCTAAATGAATCCAAGGCGTTCCCTCCGTTCATGTTTTGCCTGGCAGTCTATGCAGCGGGTGGCGCCGGGTCTGGCCTCCAGGCGGCCCGCGTCGATTTCATCTCCGCAGTCGGTGCATAATCGCGGGCCTGCCCCCGGTCCCGCACCTTGCACGGTTGCAGGCCGGGAGGGCAGGCCCTTTCTCAAAGGGTATTCTGGTGACCGGCTGAAATGCCGATTCAGGGCATTCCGCCGGAATAATTCCTCGTTCTTTTGCGCCTGGTCGATCTCGTCCATTTCAGAAATTGAACCCCACTCCGAAACTCATGTTTGCGGCGATGGACGTACCCTCGATGATCAAGGTGCCGTACTGCCACCAGTCCCGCCACTGTCGCGGCAAAAAGTAGCTGATAACGGGGTGCAGGATCGCCGATGCAAAGAGAAACTTGTCCACTTCGCTTTCCCTTCGGTTCGGTCCTAAGAAGGGATTCGGCACGTACATGCCGCCGTGTTCGTTGGCGTAGTTGCGCTGGCATTTCTCCAGGAATAGCAGGCCGACAAAGGTGGCCTCCTTGATCGTGTCCGCCTTTGTCCATTGATTATTTTCCAGCGGCTGATCCGCCGCAAAAACAACGCCTCCGATCAGGACAATGATGATAACCAGGGCAAGGATTGTCTTTCTCACTTCGGCACCTCGTCTTGAGTTAAAATGCCTTTGAAAACGGTCTCGTAATATTTCGATTCCACCCACAGGTCTGCCAGATCGTCGGGGCTCCAGCCCCAGCCGGTGGAAGTAAAAAGGCCCGCTTTGTTCAAAAATACGCCTAAAAGCTCGGAACAGACAGGGTAGCTCCAGTGGATGTACTGGGCGAGCCGCAGGAAATGCATCGGTAGCCGCCAGAAGGGGTAGAGCTTGCCGTCATATTTAAGGACGTCCTGATAACCTGCTTTGAAACGGATACGGGTCATGCTCCTGTGCCGGAAGATCCAGACCGGGCAGCCGACATACTGCGAGAGTTGGTAATGGTCGATCCGCAGGAGGGACTCATAGGTCTGCCCGGCCCCGTCCACGATCAGCAGGGCATGGTTGTACTCGGCCCGGCCGTCCCGGCTGAGAAAGCGCTGGGCGGCGTTGACCGTCCCGGCGATGGCGGAAGTGGTTCTGACGACGCAGAGGTCGCCCGGTTTAAGGTTCAGCATAGGTCATCCCCCATGAGTTCGAAATGGGGCATGTCGGGGATTGAAAAATTTCCGCCCCATTTCAGTCCGACGGAGCGGCCGATTTCCCCTGCTTTTTCCCATTTTGGGTTTTTCGCATCCCAGTCCGGCTTTCCGTTTTCCATGATGACAATGTCGAAGGCTCGGCGCAGGGTATGCATGCTGCGTTTGGTCCAGGTGACGATAGGTCCGGGCTCCGTCCGTCCTTGGGCATAAAGAGCATCCTGCTCATTCTGACGGCGAAAGGTACAAGTAATAAGATAGTCAATGCCCGCAGCTTTCATCCGCCGGTCGAATTCTCTGAATTTATCCTGTAGTTCAGGCAGACAATCTGACATTTTCCGGGACGCCATAAGAACCTCCAAAAACAAAAAAGCCCGGTCCCGGAGATTTCTCTCCGGAGACCGGGCTTCATGAGCCTTTTGGTTGCCATAGGGGCGGTCAAGCCGCCCTCTAAAATTTTCGTTATAGTACTGTTATTTCAAATTGTTTGCAACCATTTTCTTTCCATAAACCCAAGACCCGCAATAGGAACATTTCGTGCGGAACCGATCCGGCGACACGGCCACTTCCAGACACACTTTTTTGCATTCCGGGCAAATAAAGCTGAGACCCGGGGGCGCAACATTCTGAAGCTTTTTTTTCTTGGCGATGACCGAATACCCTGGATTCAGCATCTCAATCTTCCTTTCTCTGATCAGTATAAGAGCTTTTTTTCATTGAATTTCTGTCCGATCCTGATATAAACGCGCCATGAAAAGGATCGTGCTTACCATTATGATCATCCTGGTTGCCTTCACGGTCGCAAACGCGGAACAGAAGCATTCGGAGCAGTGGTATCAAAACAAATGGTGTGACGAACAAAATGGACAGGTGGAACTTGTTTTGCCCGACGGTACACGGTGCGACTGCCTGACGGCCACTCACGCCATTGAGTTCGACTTCGGCAGAAAATGGTCCGAAGCGATCGGACAAAGCCTGTACTATGCCATTCAAACCGGCAAAAAGGCAGGAGTCGTCTTGATTCTTGAAGACATTGCCGATTATAAGTACTTTGTGCGCCTCAATACAACCATTGATCATTTCGACCTGCTCATTGATACATGGCTCATAAACAATTATTGATAGGTCTTTATTTAATCCCCAACCTTCCTTTTAAATCAGCAATCCCAGCCTTGACATCGTCAGGCAGATCATCGGTCTGGCAGTATTCCTCCTGATTCCCGCTCCTGTGTCCTGCCAGGATCTGCGTTTCCTTCTGGCGGAGATCCTTTTCCGCCCGGCGCGACGCATCGCCCCGTTCCCGCTCGGCGATACCGATCATAACCTGTTTCAGGTAATTGTGGTTGTGCAGGGTGGTTGTAAACTCCCGTTTGACAACGATGTCCAGGGCCTCGGCGATCCCCTGGCGGCTGATATTGAATTTCCTCTTTTCAGAGATGAACGCCTCAGCGTCGAACAGGCGCTTCATCTCCTCCAGGAGGATCCGGTATTTCTTCGCCTTGAGCTTCAGGGGCGACACGCCGAACAGGTAGCAGTACGCCATGACCAGGTGCCCGTGCGAACCGAAGGCGCTCATGGTCCGTATAATCGCGTTCAGGTCTTGTTCCAGGTTGAGCTCCATCAGGTTCAGTTCCTTTCGGCAGTAGGGGCAGTCAAATTTCATTCCCAGTCCTCGCATCCTTTTCTTTCGCCCGGTTTTGCCTCGGAATCGGGAAACCAGAAGCGCCGTTTTCCACAGCAGGCCCATCGCCAGCCCTGCGGGTTGCCCGACTTGAAGCCATAATGCCGGCAGGTCCAGCAGTACCGCTCCCGGGCGCCGCGCAGGATCATCTAAATGACCTTCTCCGAGATCCGGGTCAGGATCTCCCATTGCTTCTTCGAGATCTTGATCTTTTCACCCCAGCAGCGGAATCGCTCCAGGATGTCCTCGATGAAGGATTTCTCCCAGTCAGTCAATTCATCCCAGTTGAGGTCGACGGCCTTCTCCAGGCGTTTCATCCAGTCGAATTCCTTTTGGGTCAGCATGGTGCCTGTCCCTTCCGGCGGGCGACCGCGTAAAAGGTAGCGACGCCGATACCGATGAGTTGATCGTCTTTGGGGCTCTGAAGGGGTTCCCCATGCCATTCGCCCCACAGATCATAGAGCCGGTCTCCCGGTTGTGTCGTTCCGGACACCACGATCTCGTATTCCTCCGGCACGCAGGCCGCCGCGCGTATCCAGATCCGGTTGGTGACGTCCACCGTCACCGTTGTGCTCTTCTCCGTCATGCCGCCACCTCTGTTTTTCTGGTCTCGTAATTGTAGGTTTCCACGGGCTTGCGCTCCGCGCCGATCAGGACGAGCTTCTCGTCGGCCCATTTTTCGATCTTCTCCCTGTCCAGGGATTTGGCGATCTTAATCGCCTCGGAAAAGCCCAGTTCCTCGCACTTCGCCAGGGCGTCGCGGGGGATGACCACGTGATCGCCCTGGGCGTAGATGAGGTTTCCGTGGTCCAAGTAAACGATGTCGCCGCCGGCAAAAAGCTTGTCTTTCCCGGACTTCATCAACCGCTTGATCTCCACTTCGTTTGCCTGTATCTCAGCGATGATCGGCGACATCTCTTCTGAAAATGCCCTGTTAATACGTGCTACTTCATCACAATGCCTTTGTCTTATGCGCGTCAGCGCATCATCCAGGTTCACCATGTCTTCGAGGATGGCGTCGGCCTGTTCCATCAGTTCGGCAAGACTTATTTCAGGCTGCTTTTTCATGGTCTTTCTCCATTTCGAGCTTCATCTGGCCGAGCAGATCCGGCAGCGATACCTTCTGGATTTTGGCCACGCGCGCCAGGATCCGGAGCGCACGGTACTTGGACCGGCGCAGGTAGGCAACCAGTTCGCTCCCGGCCGATGCCAGGTAGTAGCCGCCGCCCTCCTTCGTGGAGACGGAACAGATTGCCACGCCTTCCCGGCGCATCGTCGTGATCAGCGTCCGGAGCCGCCGGGTGTCGTTGATCCGGTTCCGCCACGATTCGCCATAGACGGCATGGTAGAGCTCACCCATTCCGATCGCCCTGGTTGCGCCGATGTGATTCGACAGGGCGGTAAGCAATTTGACCCGCGCCTCCGCATCAGTTTTATCGTTTTCCCGCATCTGCTGTTCTCCTTTCCCTGTTCATAATGGCGCCCGATATTGCCCGGCTGGCACCGGACCGCCTCGGAGCCGGGCGGCACTGGAGGTCCTTTGTTGTCTATGATGATTCAAGTTCATCCTTCCCTTGCAGCTTCCGCAGGACGGCCAGGAGCCGCTCCAGCTTTTCCACGCTCCGGCACCATTCCAGGCGGTCCACGCCGCAGATCTTCTTTGTCAGTCCGGGGAGTCTTATTTCGCCGTTTTCGAGGTTCGCGGCCTCCTCCCTTACCCGGTCCTTCAGGGCGGTGAGCTGGGCGTCTTCCGGCTTCTCCTTACGGGACTTGACCGCCCGCCATCCATGCGACTTCAGAAGCCGCACGAAGTTCTCCAGTTGCCGGATCGTCATGTCCGCCGTGCTTTTCACCTTAAAAGCCGAGAGCATCGCCTCGTAATACTCGTCCGATAGTCCCATCTGGGCTTTCGCCACGTGGATCTTGGCGATCAATCCCCGCCGTTGGCCGGCCAGGACCTTCTCCCCGCCGCGCACATAGCGCAACGTCTGCCGGTCGTGTCCGTAAAGGGCGGGCTTCATCTCAGGACCTCCATCCGGTAACGGTCACGGTTGGGGATGTTGTAGAGATCCTCCACGCCGGTGCCTTTGGCGGGTACACGGCGTCCGACCCTGGCAATCATGCCGTCTTTGCGCAGTTTCCGGATGATTTCCTGCACCCATTGATGATCCGCCTCCGAGAGGCGGGCAATGTCCCGGCTGGAAAATGTCCCGGCGACATAGATGGCCTTGTGAATCTTGGGCATCATGACCGCCCTGTTTCCGCGTTGCCATGCGGCGTTGTAACGGTATAAAGGTTGTCGCCGATTCTGTTGTACGGAATAACCGTCCGGAAACACCTCGCCCCGAGCCGCAAAGTCCTGCACCGCCTGGCGGACCCGGCGTTTGCTCTGGCCTGATGCCAGCTCCAGGGCGTCGAAGATATCCTCTGCCGTGTATGGATCCTGCCGTCCGGACATCCACGCCCGCATGCGGGCGGCCAACCCGGTTTTAGGCGCTTTTGATGACATCTTTCACCAGCTCCGCCGTGATCTCGTTGATGCCGCTGGCCGTCATGGCCCGTTCGATCGCCACCGCAAGGGTCAACACGGGGCGCCAGTCGCCGCCGCTGTGCCGCTGGATCATCGCGGCAACGTCCTTCCCGGCCTTCAGGTTCATGGTCTTGCTGATAAAAAAGAGGATATCCTCCTGGGTGACGGGCGAGAATTCCAGCTTCCGCCGGATCCGGGAGGACAGGCGCCGCCGGCTGGCGATCCGGCCCTTCAGATCGTCCTCGCCGATCAGGACGATCGGGCAGGCGTAGCGCTCGTTTAAGTTCCGGAGCATCTCCAGGATCTGCATGGGGAGTAGGTCGGCCTCGTCGATGATGATCAGCCGGCGGTCCTTCGCCATCTCCTCGCCGATAATGGCCAGGCAGGTTTCGGAGCGGCTTGGCCGCACCTTAGACAGCTCGAAGGCAATCTCCCGGAGGACCATTGCCGGGCTGCGGACGTTGAGCGGCGGAATGTAGATGGCCTCGGTCTGGGTGGCGTAGTGCTTTGCCGCCTCGGATTTCCCGCGTCCGGCGGGTCCCGTCACCATCGCCAGGGACGGCCCGATCAGGCTCCCCGGATTGGCCAGTTCGTTGCAGACGTCGTTGAATTTCGATGTGTTGCCCGTGGTAATAAACTGATTGTTCATCGTTCCTCCTTTATTCAGCCAGTTCCGCGATAAAGCGGTAGTATTCCTGCTGGTCCGGTGTGAGCTTCGCGTGGTGTTCCGCCTGGAATGCCCGGTCCTCGCCGCTGAGGTCGCCGCCCGCCTTCAGGTACTTGATGCACCATTCGTAACGGGCCAAATCGTTCAGGAATATGGCGGGGCGGGCGGGCAGGGGCTTCTCGTTGCGGACCGGCAGCGCCTGCAGCGCCTCGATCCGGGCGACCTTCCGGTCGAGTTCCTCCTGGGTATACTCCCGGGCGGATTCCCGCCGTTCGTCGGCGAACCGTTTCTTCTCCGCACCGACCAGGGCGGCAGTCTTTTCCAGGGGCGAGACCTCGGAGTAGTTCCGGAAATCGGGCACGGCCTGGGTCAGGGCACGGTACGTGTCGGCGATCCGCTTGCGGCGTTCGCGTTTTTCGACGATCTTGCGCTCCGCCAGATCGGCATCTTTCATACTCGAGTATTCGACCGGATGGGCGGTGCACAGGTAGCGGGACTTGTAAAAGACATGGAGGGCGTCCGCCTCGATGGGGGCATAGCGGAGGTCTACCCGTTCCCCGTGGAGATTCAAAAGGGTGTCATGCTCGAAACGCTCCCCGTTGAACTCGATCCGGCCCATGTGGACGATCCGGCTGGCCTTGGACAGGAAGATCAGGTCCGCCGCCTCGTCGGAAACCCGGATGGGCCTCCATCCGTCGTTGTAGCAAGCTTCCAGGCAGGCAAAGGGCGTCGCTTCCTTTGGCCGGGGCTTCCTGGACCACTCCCGGAGCACCCCCCGGTGGGCCTTAACCCGGTTGTAGTAATCGACGGCCCGATAAGCCCAGAGATAAAACTCGGAGGCCAGGAGCAGCTTTCCGGACTCGGCGAGACGTCTCGCCTCCTCCTGGTCCACATCCTGTTCGTGGATGCCGTCGGTCAGGCGCTTGACGTTGCCCGGGATCCGGAAGTGGCTCCGGAGGATGCCCTCAAATACATCGAAGGTGCCCTCGATCATCTTGGCCTTGGCGTTTTTCACGATGGCGCGCTTGTGCGTTCCGGGCAGGATGATGCAGGGGTTTACCTCCTCGGCGTCGACGTCGAGGATATCCATCGGCTGCTCCAGGCTGGCCTCCCAGGCCATGCCGAGTGACCGGATGTCAGCCATGATGCCCATGATGTATTTCGACACTTCCGGGCGGCCGTTGTCCGTGTAGATGGATTTGAACGCTCCGAAGACCCGCATGCCGACCCGCAGGGCCAGACCGATGAGCTGGGCGTCGTACTTTTTGTCGATGGCCAGTCCGTAGAGGGTCCGGGTCCGGAGGTCCTGCCACATGTAGCATTCCGGCCGGAAAACCTCGCCGGTTTCGTCGTCCACCACCCAGAAGTCGAAGCGGTGCTGGTCGCCGACGAGCATCTCGAAGGGGGCCAGGTCGGAGTAATCACGCAGGACGGGCGGCAGCATGTTGTCCAGGGCGCGGAGCCCGCCCTTCTGGTAGGCGAGCAGCAGCGGCGTGACCTTCTTGTTGTACCACCAGCGGGCGGACGCTTCGCCGCCGATCTGCCAGCCCCGCCGGTGCGCCTCGATGACCAGGCAGTCTTCGTACAGGTCTTTCATGTCGATCTTCCGGTGCTCTTTCTTGAGGCAAAGGCCGACCCACCAGTCCAGGGCCTCCGGCGTCCAGACGCGGGCCTCGTCGGCCCCGGCCTTGGTATGGCGCAGCCCGGCGATCCCCGCCTTCTCGTATTTCTTCATCCAGCGGTAGATAGCCTGCCAGGTGACGTCGTTGCGGATTGCGACCGACTCGATCCATTTGCGGCGCCCCTTGCTCCAGTTGCGGGGCATTTCGTCCACTTCCCGAAGGATCCGGAGGATAGTCCGGATGCGGGGGTTCCGCAGGTCGTCTTCGGAGATGGCGGTTTCGGGGGTCCAGGTATCACGGCGGGAGGCGGTTGGCGCCAGGGCGTCGGAAAAAGAGGGGATCGGGAGATCAAAGGCCGCGTCGACCACTTTGGCGGCCGCG